TTTAAATTCCAAAAGGATATTGATATAGATAATAATGGTATACCAGATCCTTTGGAAGTACAGAAGTTTGTTTCTGATCAAAATATTAGAGAAAGAGAGCTTGATCTTGCTGAGAAAAAGTTTGAAAAAGATACAGAGCTAAAAGAAAAAGACCTTAAAATAAAGGCAAGAAAATCCAGTAAGTCCTAAATAGGGCTATAAGAAAAAATTAAATTATTTAAAAACTTTAAAAAGTTGCATAATTAAATAACGTACCTTTATATGATAAACGATAATGATGACTTTCTCTCCGCTATGTTTGCAGATGCACCTCAAGCAGATCCTGTAGATCCAGTAGATTCTCCGGAAGAACCTACAGTGGAAATTGAAGAACCTCAACAAGAGCCCTCATCACAAGCGCCTACAGAAGACGTAGAAATAGACGATAAATTACAAGCTTATGTTTCTTTTCTTAAAGAGAATGAGCTTATAGATATTCCTGAAGAATACGAATTTAAAGGTACTCCAGATGATCTTCAACAGGTGTTTGAGTACACCAAACAAAACAGGGTAAAGCAAGCTTATGAGTCGGTATATAATAGTTTACCTGATGACTTTAAACCTGCTTTAGAATATATAATGAATGGTGGAACTTCAGTACAAGAGTTCTTAGCTACAGCTGCTTCAGATCCACTTTCTAATATTGATATAACTACTACTGAAGGACAAAGGCAAGCAGTATATCTTTCCCTAAGAGAAACGTCAAACTATCCGGATGAAAAAATAAAGAAGATTGTATCCAGACTCGCCGAAGATGAAGACGAGCTTGCCGAAGAAGCTGCAGAAGCCTACAGAGAACTTGTAGGACTAAAAGAGCAAAGACAGCAAGCTATGATTCAACAGGCTAAGTTAGAAAAAGAGCAACAGCAGCAGATGATGCAGCAGCGTACTCAAGCTCTACATTCTGCGATAGAATCTTCACAAACGATACACCCTCAAAGGCGTAATAAAATAAAGGCTTTCTTTTTTGAACCACTTAATACTCCAGAGGGCGTTACTACTGGTTTTAATTACTCTATAAATAATATTCTACAGAATCCAGAACACCAAGCTCAGCTTGCTGATATTCTCCTAGAGTATGATCCTTCGGTTGGATTTTCTTCCGATAGGCTTGAGAAAAGAGTAAAAACTAAAGCCACACAACAATTCCAAACATTGCTCCAAAAAGCAATTGATCCTAAAAACGTTCAAAAATCTTCTTCCCAACGTCCGCAGTCCTCTAAAGATTTTGACTGGGATGTATTTAATCAGTCTATGTAATTTATGGCTAATCCTCAATCTTCCTTAATCATTAAACACTGGGATTCATTCGGAGGCAACTTCATTGATTCCGACTACCTTGCAGCTGCGTACGAAACAGGCAAGCCGCATTATCTTCCCGGAGCCCTTATGAAGATCTACTCTTCTGGCTCACAGTTCTTTAAAGTTAAGCCATTCCTTAACCTCGTTGGTATGGGAACAAATGGCGGTACTGAAGTTGAAACAGAAATCGTTCGCTGGCGTCTTCAGGGTGCAGAGTACAAATGCGCTCGCGTTATCGAAAACGTAGAATCTTCTAACACAACTCCAGGTATCAACAACACTCAGTTCCGTGTTAAACTTGATCTTGATTACTATGCTTATCCTGATGTCCTCGTTCCTGAAGACAATGACTATAACATTCAAGTTGTAGACAAAGTAAGCGATGGTACAGGTACTATCTATACCCTCAAGCTTATCACAGACGATCCTACCAAATATCTCGATCCTCAGTATCTTGCTGCAGGTCGCGAATGGTGCAAAGTATCTACTGCTGTTCCTTCTGAAATGAACCAGTGGTTCGGTACTCAGCAGTACCCAGCTATTTTCGAACTCGAAGCTCAACTTGGTGCTTTTGGTCAGAAAATCGATGTTACCGATAAAGCATGGCGTCAGCAAGGCCGTCTTGGATTTGAATTCATGTCCACAGACTATAATGGACGTACTTCAACTGTAAACAAGTTCCTGCCTTACGCAGAAGCTATGATGGTTGACGAGCTTTACAAATCTATGGAGTGGGCACTTGTTTATGGTGAGAAATCAACTATGGCAGGTCCTGATGGTTACTGGCAGAAAACCGGTGCAGGTATTCGTCAGCAGCTTAAAGATTCTTGGATTCAGTACGTTAACGGTCCTCTCACCGTAAACCTTCTCCAAGACTTCCTCCTGAATATCTTCTTTGGTCGTACCGATGAGGCAAATCGCGGTATCACTCTCATGACCGGTCAGCTTGGTTCTCTTATATTCCACAACGCACTTGCTGCTGTTGCTAATGGATTCCTTACTGTAGATTCTAACTACATCCGTAAAGAGAACAATCCTAATTCTGGAACTCCAGGTCTTTCTTTCGGTGCTCAGTTCGTACGTTACACAGGTCCTCTGGGTATCGACATCCGTCTTGTGCACAACCCGCTGTACGATGATCTTCGCTACTGCAAAAGAATGCACCCACAGTACCCCAATATTCCGATCGACTCTGCTCGTATGACATTCCTTAACATCGAAGGTCGCGGCGTAGAAACAGCTCAAGGTATTGGCAAAAACATCGAACTCCTTAAAGTAAAAGATACTTTCCGTTACTTCTACGTACCAGGTTCTATCACTCCGATGGGCCCAATCACCAACAAAGGTATGGCGGTAACTGCTAAAGCTGGCTACACTGTTGCTATCGAAGGAACTGTTGGTGCTATTATCCGCGACGTAACTTCTTGCGGAGAGTTGATCACAGATTACGATAACTAATGAACATTGAAGAACAACTTGGTATTAAGTTGTCCGTTCTTGTAGCAGGCCTTATAGGAGGTATCGTATCACTTACATATGAAACAAGACTTTCTTTTTCAAGAGCTCTTCTTTTAATAGTAGGTGGTGCATCCACAGCAGCTTATTTGCACCCACTAATGTCACATTACTTTTCTCTGGATAATCAATTCTCTTCCGGAGTAGGTTTTGTACTTGGCTTAGTTTCTATGAAGATTATAAACTTCATTATGGCTAACGCTGAGAAGATATTGGAAAAATATGTTAAGATAAATGGAACAGATACTGAATCTAATAAACCTGTTGGCGGTAATCAGTAGCATGATAGCTACTGTGCACCTATCTCAGAAAACCTTATGTAACCTTAAAGAAGCATTACATTTAGGCAACAATGAGATGACAGGTTTTAGAGGCATCCTAACTCTAACAAACGCTGCGCAACTGGCTACATTACTGTCACCGGCAACCATAGCTGTTACAGCTTTAAATGTTTTACTTTTTACTACAAAAGTATTTATATCTAAGAAACTATTAAATATGCGTCCTGATTAGTGCGCAGACTTTTTGTTTAATGCAAATAAGAAGAAGAAAAAATTATGTCTAAATTAGTCTTCGTTATGTCAATTCCCCGGGCAACGGCCACGGGAATATCTGACTGGGTTTCAACATCCTCTGGTTTAAAAATGAAGAAGACAAAGGTAGGGCGGGCTACTGATTCGTTAGTGGCCCTTCCCTCCCAAAAAGTTGGCGGTCTTGCTAATTATATTTCTTATAATTATAAAACCGATCCTTCTACCGGAGAAATAGAAAAAGATTCAAAAGGAAATCCAATCACTCTTCAAGCCTTCTTAGAAAAAAAGTGGGGCAAACCTGAAGGGTATTTTACTAACAAACTAGCTCCTAAAGATTACAGAGGAGACGGGTCTGATCTTGGTTATTTCTACAATAAATCATGGCAGCTTCTTGACGGAACAACTGTATTTGATTTATCTAAGATGGATGATGAACTTGGGTACTATGTAATGCTCGGATCATCTAAAATCGCAAATTCTGAAAGAGAATGGCGAGAACATAAATGGCCAAAAGCTACTCACTATATTGCTCTAGAAAACGAGTCTGAAGAAATTAAGTATCGTAGAACACAGTCCAAGTCAAAAGCTTTTGCTGCACTACATGCTTCTGATCTTACAGATTCCCTGAAGCAAAAAATGATTGCTCTCCTAGATGTGGCAAGCAGTCGTACAAAACTTTCTACTGAACAAATTCACAATCTGTTATTTGACTATATAGAGTCATCAGCTTCTACTAATAAGAATCTTGAGAAGTTTAATAATTATATTACACTACTTAAGACTGCTGATGGTAAAGCAAAGTTTGAGTGTATGTATATGCTAAAGCAAGCACAAGAACTTAGGATTGTATATTCAAAGCAAGACGTGTGGACTTGGATTAGAGAAAGCGGTGCTACTCTTGTAATAGGGGATAAATATTCAGAAGCAGTTGACTTCCTTCTGAACCCAAAGAAAAAAGATGAGTACGACGAAATGAAGGCTCAAATAAAAGCTAAGCTTTAATAATGACTATCCAGGAGGTACACTATCAATTTAAGCTTAATTTGGACAGGGTAGATTCATTAGCAAATCCGGACTTTAATCCAGCAGAAATTGATTTCTTTCTAAATGAAGCCCAATTGATTTTTGTAAAGCAAAGGATGGGAACAACTAATAATAAAAGATCTGGCTTTGAGACAACTCAAAAACGAATAGATGATCTTGGTAATTTAATTGTTAAGTTTCCTCTTCAACCATACATAACTCCGGTGATTGTTTCTCCGGGAGTATATGAAGTAGATACTACCACTACTACTCTTCCATATTTATTTTTAATCAACGCTTACGCTGTAGTAACTAAAGATGATTGTGAATTACGAGTTCCTCTAAAATTTGTACAACACGATGATATTAATGATGCTATAAGAGATCCATTTAATAAAGATTCTAAAGAATTTATACCTTATAATATAGGGAAGAATTCATCTAATACAGGTACATCTTTATACATCTACAGCACACAAAATATTACCGGAGTATCCTTAGAATATGTTAAGTATCCTAAACGCGTTTCCTTTGGTAACTATGTATATTTAGATGGTGTTTTATATCCGCCCTCTAGCTTTGAAACTTCAGAACAAACGCACAGAGAGATAATTGATATAGCTTGTCAGCTAGCCTCTCAAAGCGCTTTTAATCCTCAATACGTTGCAGTTACAGACAAGAAAACTGTAATAAATGAATAAACTAAATTAAACTATGATTCCGACAAACTCACAAAAACGTGGTGTTGAAACTTTCGTTGTAAACAGAGCTACTCAAACACTCATGCCTTCTGGAGGTACTACCCTGTCTAACTCAAGCACAGGTAATGTAAACCTCAACAATGGCCAACTTGGTATTGTATCTATGTCCCCATATGGTACTGTAGCTCTTAATACTTTCGTTGATGACACCCCCACCTTCGCAGAAGCACCAGTAATTGCTATCTACCAAGGAACAGAATACTCTCAAAATGTTGTCGGGTCCACTGCTACTTATCCGCTGTGGGTCCGTCCGTTTGAGAAGACCCAGGATATTGATGGCAGAAACAACAATATCATTGTTACCAAGCAAGCATATGCTGCCGGTAGCCACAACACTTGGGTAGTAGGTAATATCTCCGGAGCTACTACTGGAGCAATTAATGTTCTCAACGAGACTGAATACCGTCTTAACGTAGGTTTCCGCTCACGTCGCTATGACGAGATGATGGCTACTCAAGTTCAAACTGCTAACCTTACTGTAGGTGTTACTACTCCTGATTGGGCAGTTGGTTTTGCAGATGATCTCAAGCGTGACTATATCGTTACAAATCTTGGTTACCAAGTTAACCGTAATTCCAAAGCGTTCCTCTCTAGCAGCCGTTACCGCAACACTGCACATGTAGTTGCATTCGCAGTAGGTACTGATGCAAGCGCCGGTACAACCGTTGCTTCTCTTACTGCAGGAACTGCTCTGGCTGTATTCAACTACAAAGGAATTGTTCGTTCCATCACTCTTACACAAGAAATGGTAACGTCTTTGCAGACCGCAGCTACTAACTCTAACTTTACAAGAATCTACACTATTGATCTGGCTAACGCTGGAACTACAACTGGTGGTACAGTAACTGGTCTTTTCCTTATGGCTCTTGACCACACTCCTGTATACGAAGATTGGATTCCTCAAGTTAAGGTAGCTCTTCAGGTAGGTCTTCCTTCTGGTTTTGATGTAACTACCGTACAGAACAAGTCTTATGTAAACGCATCCGAAGGACAAGGTTATGGTCGTCAACTTGATCTGTGGTACAAAAATACCGCTGGTCAGCGTAAGTATTCCCAGAAGCACACTACTGATCCGGTGATCAATTTCCCATCTCCAGTAGACACTACTATTACTTACAGCACGTATATCGTTCACCACGGAACAACTTCTAATCCGGATATTAACTCCCTCATCTACGCTCCTAAGCGCGAAGTGGTTTTGATTCCTACAAGTAATACTACTCTTATAGGCAATTTTGAAAACGTTCTCAACGCTTGGTTGAGTTCAACTGGCAATCCTGCTATAAAAGCA